GAAAAGTTATCCAATAATATTATGTCTTGTGCAGATATACTGTGTGGACTAGAAAAAGTTATTGTAACTGTCGGTGATCCATTAGTCGTGGTAAATGCACTTGTGAGCGTAGTTGTAGATTTAATAGGATGTATATCGTAATACACACCTCCAGAGAAAGCATATAAAATTCTGTTTGTTCCAATAATTGCGTATTTTCTAGCTAAACTATTTACAAAATGATGTAGTCCTCTACCAGCACCTGTGAGATTACTATCTCCTAGTTGTTTCCAACCACCTATTTTTTCTGGGATACCATAACGAAATCTAACATTATCGCAGTCTGTCCATTGACCTTCTGCTCCTGTGTCTGTAATTTGTTTATTTATACCTGGCTGAAAACCTATCTTTTGTAGCATAATAATCCATTATACCTATTTTGCAGTTAATTAATAGATTAAAAGCAGGGAGAGGGTGTGGTGGTGTCTCTCCCTACCAGTCTATTGTATAGACTATTTTGTAGAATTAGTCAACTTTGTGCCTTTAAACCATGCAGGTAAACCTATCATAGGTCTTTTATCTAAGGCATTTTCTTTTGCCATTTTAGATCCTGCTTTATTGTAATGCAAAAATACTTGACCACAGTCTTTGCCTGTAAATTCTTCTCTCCAGTGTTCTAAATCACATCCAGAATATATTAACATGTCACCTGGGTTTAGTTTTACTTTAACACCCGCTTGACCTTTTTTACCTGTAGGGTCTAAATATATTGGCCAATCATCTCCACCTAAATTTAAAGTAGTAGATATTTCACAAGAGTATCTATCTTTGTGTCTAGCTAATATATCTCCTTTTTTATATATTCTAGCATACGAGTATGTTTCAGATAATTTTAATCCTGTGTGTTTTTCCATAACAGGTTTTACCTGTTGTAATAAAGTTTCCATGGCAATGTCACCATAATGTGAATATGTATTTGGAACTTGATCATCATTCCATACACCAAAGTATTCTGTAAATGGAGATACATATCTTGTATCAAATAATACTTTTGCTACGTTTCTTTTATTTAAAAAATACTTATATACAAAATCTGCTAACTCTTTTGATATTGCATTTTTTAAGACACTATATTTATTTTTTTTGAATGACATTTAAAACTCCTTTTGGTATCGCTTGGCAATTCCAATGTATAAACCTAAATGGTTTATAACCCATATCAACTACATATTGATGTGGCATATACGATGGAAAAAATATTATTCTGCCTGGTTTAATATTAAAATGAATTTGAGAAGTTGCATATGTGACTTTTGATTTATTTTTTTCTGGTAAAAGATTCATAATATTACCTGGTCTAGGATCTTCAAACAATGGCATTGATGTAGACTCATCTGCTTTTAAAAAATAAAAACCAGACATGTGACCATTCCAATGTGTATGTAATGTATGATGTCCTCCACCTTTTTTGGCAAATTCTTGAACCCAAAATTCTGTTGTAAACACTTGATAATGAGTTAAATCAAAACCCATCTCATCTAATAAATTATGTGAAGTTGCACCTATGTATTCTTGTAGTTCTAAAAAATTAGGATCATTAATTAAACTAGTTGAATGAAACACATGACCCATATCTCCTTTATCACCAAACTTTTTATTACGTTTATCTATGTCTGGTTTTAATCTTTTTTGTGCTGCTTTTATATATTTATCGGATGCTTTATTTAATTTTTTAACAAACTTAGGTTCATCAGCGTACCATATTGGACATTTAAAATATTCTTCTAATTGTAATTGTTTTGGAAAACTCATCTATAAGGCCACCCTAAATTCCATATTACTAAACTATATCTAGATCCTTTTTTAACTGGACAAACTCTGTGCCAAACAAAACCAGGAAACACAACTAAAGATCCCTTTGGTAGTATTTCCGTGCATTTTTTAATGTTAGGTTTTTTATCAGGGTCCATGTTTCTAAAATCAAATTCTAGTTCACCACCTTTATAATCTTTTGGATCTGATAAACTGACTGTTACAGATAATTTTCTAATTTTACCATGTGACGGATCGTTTGCATTTTCTCTGATGTATGGTCTATCCCAACCATCACAATGCCAATCATAAAACTGCCCTTTTTCATATTTTGTAAACTGACAGCTTTCTGAAAAATCCCATTGAAAATTCCAACCTGCATTTGCATTTGCTTGATGAACGTACGGTTGTATTTCTTTATAAATCCATCTATCATTCATCCAAACAATATTAGAATCTCTTTTTGTTTTTAAATCTTTTATTTGTTTTTTATTTAAATTTTTACCATGACCA